CGGCTGTAAATGTATATCAGGCGGTTTTTTTCATCACGGTCAACCTTCATTTTGTCAGGCATCAGAGGATACAGTCCTAAAACATCACCTCTGCCGTTTCGGATAATCTGTGCATAGGCATTGCCGTAGATAAGCAAGTGTGACATTAAGGTTTCTCGGAAAACAAAAGAAGTCATTTCAGGATTTGGCTGATCGTGGAGCAAAAAATAAAGCGGATGCCATGGCACTCGCTCTTTTCCTTTATCGTTATATTTGTACAAATGCAGTGGCAGCTGTGCAATCGCTTCTGACAGCACACGCACACAGGCATAAACCACAATATGCTGCAGGGCTGTTCTGTCTGTGACACGTTTGCCGCTGTTCGCTCGTCCGAAAAAGTATGTGTATGACGGGCTGTCATAACTGTTTTGAGGCTTATCTCTGGATTTGAATAACCTGCTGAAAATACTCATATAAAAAATCCTCCTGTTATTTTTCATTTTTCTATTGACATTTGATAGCATTTATGCTATCATAAGAATAGAAGTAAAATCGATGGAGATTATACAATGTACGAGATTGAATTTTATGAAAAAGAAAACGGTGAATCTGACGTCTGGGATTTTCTTGAAGAATTGCGAGAAAAATCGGAAAAAAGCAAGGACGCAAGAATCCAATATAACCAGTTGATGCTTCACATTCAGCTGCTTCAAAACAATGGGACTCGGCTGCCAAACAACATTACAAAACATATTGAAGAAGATATCTGGGAGTTAAGACCTGGAAACAACAGAGTTTTTTATTTCTACTACTGCAATGATACTTTTGTGTTGCTGCATCATTTCAGAAAGAAAACACAAAAGACACCGCAGCGTGAAATTGAAAAAGCAAAATCAGAACGTGACGATTATCTATCCAGAAAGGGGTCATGATTTATGAGAACATGGAATGATTACAAAGAACACGTAAAAGCAACCAGCCCTCAGGGAAAAGCAGACATAGAAGAAATGGAAGCAATTGCAGCCATTATCTCTGCGGTCATTGAACAGCGGAATGCTTTGGGATATTCCCAGAGACAGCTTGCTGAAATGTGCCATATCCCGCAATCCTCGATTGCAAGAATTGAATCCTGCAAAACTGTTCCGAATCTTGAGACTCTGGTGAAAATCATGAAGCCTCTCGGACTCACTTTAACTGCACAGGCAGTTTAAGATCTACAAAATCAGCATTTCCCTCGAATCATAAACAGACTCATCAGACACACATCCACAGCGAATTGCACGGTCAAGAGCCATAATCATGGCAACTGCACCGTCAATCTTCTCTGTGGATTTTTCTTTGTCCGGCTTGATATTTCCGGCAGGGTCACGGCGAATGAAGATGTTGTCCATCATCCACCTTAAAACAGGATGTCCGTTGTGGGCAAGCGTCTGTTCCAAGGTCAGTTTCATCAATTCCTTGGTCGGCGGTGACATATCTTTATATCCTTGCCCGAACTGCACCATCGTAAAACCAAGCCCCTCCAGATTTTGCGACATCTGCACTGCACCCCAGCGGTCAAATGCAATTTCTTTGATGTGAAACTTCTGTCCCAGTTCATCGATGAAGTTTTCGATAAAACCGTAGTGAACCACATTGCCCTCAGTGGTTTTCAGATAGCCTTGCCGTTCCCATACATCATATGGAACGTGGTCACGTCTTACTCTAAGGGGCAAAGTTTCCTCCGGCAGCCAGAAATAAGGGAGAACGTAATAATGCTTATCTTCATCTGTTGGCGGAAAGACAAGCACGAAAGCTGTAATATCCGTTGTACTGGAAAGGTCAAGTCCACCATAGCAGACACGCCCGTCAAGCATCTCTTCATCAAAAGCGACCTTGCATTTGTCCCATTTCTCCATCGGCATCCAACGTACCGCCTGTTTTACCCACTGATTCAAACGCAGTTGTCGAAACGCATTTTCCTCGCCGGGAGTCTCCTTTGCAGAATTACACGCAGCCACCACCTTATCCATGCCGATGGTCTTATCCAGACTTGGGTTTGCTTTTTTCCACACCTTTGGGTCAGTCCAATCCCCGGATTCATCTGCTCCATAAATGACCGGATAGAAAGTCGGATCGTGCTTTCTGCCTTCCAGAATGTCCTTTGCCTTTTGATGAACTTCATAGCAGATTGAATTTGTATCCGTTCCGGCTGTGGTGATGAGAAAATACAAAGGCTGCATTCTTGCATCGCCGGAGCCTTTGGTCATAACATCGAACAGCTTTCGGTTCGGCTGCGTATGTAGTTCATCAAACACAACCCCGTGAATGTTGAAACCGTGCTTGGAGTAGGCTTCAGCAGAAAGCACCTGATAGAAGCTGTTGGTCGGGATGTACACGATACGCTTTTGTGATGTCAGGATCTTCACTCGTTTGGAAAGGGCAGGGCACATTCGCACCATGTCGGCAGCTACATCAAAAACAATGGCAGCCTGTTGACGGTCGGCAGCACAGCCGTAAACTTCCGCACGTTCTTCACCATCACCGCAGGTGAGCAGCAAGGCAACCGCTGCGGCAAGTTCTGACTTTCCATTTTTCTTGGGAATCTCAATGTAAGCAGTGTTAAACTGACGATAGCCATTCGGTTTCAGAATGCCGAACAAATCACGGATAATTTGCTCCTGCCAGTCCAGAAGTTCAAATTTCTTTCCTGCCCAGGTGCCTTTGGTGTGGCTGAGGCACTCAATAAAAGAAACAGCATAGTCTGCCGCCTTTTTGTTATACTTGGAATCCTCCGCCATAAAACGGGTCGGTTTAAATCTTGCCACCGTTCTCACCTCCAAACAAAAAAGACCTGCCAAAAAGCAAGTCTGCATCATTTATTTTAACGCCCTCATGGGGCTGTTTTTTAATCGAGATTCTATTCCCATTGTAACCAGGTTACCATACAAAAGCAAGGATAGCAAGCGGCTAAACAGACAGAAAAATCAGAGAAATTTCGCCGTTTTCTTGTGTAAGATACACCAATAGAAATTTTTCCGGTACGATCGCCAGAGCCTTTCGGCTCCGGCTTTTTTGTGTGGAATTTTGTTTGGTTTAGTTGTACTGCTTCAGCAGAATTGCAAGGGCGGTTTCAGTTTCCGCATCCGTCGGCGGTACATCCAAGCCACGGTCGAAGTTGAAAACCGTTTCAGCATTTCGCCGCAGTGTGATCTTGGAGGCTCTGCCTTCCTCGTAGCCGTAAATGGAAGGCTCCTCATAGTGTTTCACCCAGTAGTGAAATACGCTTGTTCCAACCCGAATCGTTCCTTCTGTCCACATTGTTTTTTCCTCCTGTTTTCGTTGTTTTTGCCTCTTGGCATGATGTATATTACCATACAATTTCAAGTATAGCAAGTCATATCGGAGAAATATACTGCACATACATAACAGCTGTATTTTGTGTACTATATTTCTTCGGTACGAGCCACAGCCCCCTTGAATCAGGGGCTGTTTGGAAAGAGTGAGGAAGGTTTATCTTCCCGTCATACTTTCCCATTCAAATTCGCAGGCGTTTTCGTACTCCTCATCGAAAAGGGCATCGTCATCGATTTCCTTTTCCGTAAAGTCGATGCTGTCGATTTCCTCGCAAACCGTGTGGAGGCTTTCGGCATCTGCCTTTGCAAGGCTTTCTGCGTTTTCCTCAACCCATGCAGTGAACTCCTCGTTGTCCATCCTGTCCTCGTTTTCAATCTCCAGTTCGTATTCGTAGTCCGCATCGAACCAGGTGATGACCGCCTTTGTGATTTCGGTTCTTTCGTTCCAGTCCGTTCTGTTTGCCATTGCTCTTGACTTTGCGATTCCGTATGCTACCATTGTGTTTTTCCTCCGTTTTTTGGTTGTTTTCCCTTTCGGTAACTGTATATTACCATACCTTTTGGCGTATAGCAAGCGGCTAAATGTACAGAACATGAGGCGATATTTTCGCTGTATATTTGGTGGATCTGACACTGGATAAACTTGCTTTTCTATGGTAAAATACAGTACAATGGAAAAGGCATCTCGGAAAATCGCAGCCACCAACCAAGCCCCACACAGTTCGCCTGTGTGGGGCTGATTTCGACTCTGAGCAGTTTTTTCGGCAAGTGCTCTGAAAGCCCACACAGGGCAAACAGGGCGGTTACATGGGGAACTTTCGGTGCATTACAAACAGGATTTTCTCCTGTTCCTCTATGGAAACGCCGATGCTTTCCAGTGCCTGCCGAATGCCGCAGTCCGGGCAAATGGGCGTTTGGTTGTCCGTTCTGGAAAGTGCCGGCACACCGGAGTAGGGCTTTCCGCAGAGTGGGCAGACTGCCAAAACTGGCTTATCCGTTTTCATGGTGGTACACCTCCCGTTCGCTGATGTCCATGGCTTTCCGTAGGTGTTTCAGGTCAAAGCCGAACTGGCGGTATCCATCCACACAGGTGCGGATGTAGGCAGAAGTGGGAATACCCAGTTTCCGTTCCTCGTGCATGATATACACAAAGGCAGTCAGCTTTTTTCCGGTTTCTGCAAGGGGAAGTTCCAGTTCCGTTTTGTAGTAGAAATGGGGATACCCCTCATAGCGGTCAAGGGCAAGTTCATCTCGTTCCGACACCGACCACACTGCCACCGGAACGGTACAGCCCTGTTTGGGCTCGATGGTCAGATAGGATCCGGTCTTGCTGCCTTTGAACAGCAGCTGGTAATTTGGGATCTCCGCAGTCCCCACGATTCTGGCATCCGGGCAGCGGAACTGCATCTGTTTCACGTTCAGATTGCTGCCGTAGGCAAGGTAAAACTTTTTCATGCAATCAAATCCTTTCTGAAAGGGATACCATTTCACCACCATAAGACCGCCGAAGCGGTCTGGTGTAGCTGGTAGCAAAAGGCTGTCCCTTTATCTGCCGAATCGGAAGGCGGCATCGCCGTCCAAGTTTCTGGTGAGGAACGTTCTGGCGGTGGCGAACTCCTCGCCAACCAGACCCAATCGAATCAGCCATGTTCGCATGGCGAATTTCGGATTTTCCGTTTGCTGTGGCTTTGGACTTGCTGTTTTCAGTTCCTTTGCCATTTCGGAAAGTGCAAGGCAAAGCTGAATGTAGCTTTTCAATTGCCCTGCGTGAAGACCGTTTTTCTTTTCTGCTGTAGGCTTGTCAAACTGGAAAAGTCTGAATTCGATTGTTCCCTTTGTAAAAGTTGCGTGATAGTTCAGCATATGGTATCGGCTGTCGTTGTAGTGCTGATCTCTGCCATAATTTGCACCGTTCGCCGTATACCAGATGTCTGCAAACTGTGCCATGTTGGTGGGCTTTTTCTGGTTCAGCTGTTCGATGAATTGGGGATTGACCGTTCTGCAATATCGGTTCATTCTGCCTTGGTCGATTTT